TCCGCCTTGATCGTCATCGTCGCGTCGTACAGTTCGTCGCGTTCTCGGATGAGTGCTTCGGAGATGACCTTGATCTCGTCGTCGATGATCTGGCGGGCGCGGCGTCCAGTTTCGAGCAGAGCGTCGAGAGCATCATTCCCCTGATCTGTGAGATCGAGGTTGAGCCATTGTGCCGCTGACTGCTGTTTCGACGCCATGATGCCTTTCGCCTGCGGCATAGGGACCGGTCGCTTCTGGACGAGGTCATTGTCCAACAGAGCGACCGGGTTGTCTCGCAGTCGTTTCCGTCGACTGAAACTGCTGAGGATTCCGCCTGACCGGGCTTCGTGAACGGTGTTGTTCGTCGCGTCCGCGATCCGCCCGGCGCGAGCCCTGAGCGCTTCGAGTTCCGGGATCGCGAACTTCGATGCTGGTGGAGCGACGACCTCTGGGAGGGCGGCGATCTCGTCGAGTTCCCGCATCAGACCTCGACGACGCAGGATGCGTTCGACGATCTCTCGGACTGCCTCGAACTCCTCGTCGGAGAACTGGTAGCCGATCTCCTTCATCCGGTTCATGTAGGTGGTGACACGCGGGTCGGCGACGATCTCGGCGATGTACTGGTTGTACGAGCGAGCCCACACCTCGGCGATGTCGGTGTAGTACTCGCGGTGTGCGCTCAACTTGCCCTTCAGGTACTTCTTGACGGAGTCGGCGTTACGGACGATGCGTCCGAGTTCGGCGAAGTCGCGGACATCGGGGTCCACGATCTCGTCGAGGTGATCCATCCACTCGGAGCGATACTTGCCGAGTAGCACGCGGGTCTCGTCGCTTCTCCACGCCTTCTGTGAGATGAAGTTCTTGCCGTCCCAGTCGACGCGGTGTCCGAGTTCGTGGATCATGTCGGACATGCCTTGACCGATGAACTCGTCGGAGGTCTTGGCGATCATGATCTCCGGGTTGAGTGCGCGGGCGTTGTACTCGTCGACTTTCGCTTTCCACTCGTCGAACGACATGCCTCGTGCGCGTCGCGGTTTCGGTCCGCGTGTACCCGGCGCGAAGTGTCCGCCCTTGCCGGAGTTCTTCCCTCCGAACTTGAGGACGGTGCGTGCGACGTCGTCCTCTGGCAGACCGTGAATCGTGTCCAACTTGGCGAGAAGGTCCTCGATGGACTTGCGGCGCTTCAGGAGTTCGCCGCGTTGTGCTTCTGGTAGTTCGACGGCGTCGACGAATGTCCTGCGTCCGTTCTTGCCGGGACCGTAGGTGCCGATCGGTGGACGCGCGGGAGGCGGAGTCGGTGGCGGTGGGGGTGGCGGAGGGGGCGGAGGTGGAGGCGGCGGGTTCACCGGCGGAGGCGGCGGCGGGACAGGGACACCGGGGAGCCGGACCTGAGTCGCGATTCGACCGCCCGGCGTCAACTGCTGACCGCTGAGCCGGAACGGGTCACCCGGCACACCGGTACCTAGAGCCTGCGGCGGCTGATACAGGTCGGTGTCGGTGCGGGTCGAGAGAGTACAACGGCAGTTCGGATGAGCCGGGGGTGCCTGAACCTGTGCGCCGTTCGGCAGAGTGAACGGGTCAGCGACCTTCGCTTCGGTCCCTGCCATGCCAACACAGATCGGGCAGACGTCGAACGGTCCCGTCGACCACACCTTCCGAGAGTGTTCCCTCGACATGATCCCAGCGTCGATCGCCTGCTGGTACGACAGGAGCCGCGCCTGATTATTAGCCAGCATCCGTTCGGTGCGGGCGATCGTCCGTGACCGTGTGCGGCGGAGTTTCGTCGCGTACTTGTCGCCTTCCTTCCGCATCCGTTCGAGCGCCTTCGTGCCGGTGATGCCACGCTTCGCGAGATCGTCAGCGACGTTGGCGACACGGTTCATCACCGCCTGCTCGTACCGTGTCGTCAACCCGTTCAGGTTGCCGCCGAGCGCTTCCGCGAAGTCGCGTGCGCCCGGTGACGGGGTGACGGTCTGGAGTTGCTGGAAGATCGACGACGCTGTCGTCTGGACGGTGCGTGACTCGACGAACGACTGCTCGACGAGTTGACGGAACATCGCCTGCTCCGATGCGGCCATGTTCGTGATGAGCCGTCCGGCTTCGGTCTGAGCCCACGCGGTCGCTCTCGGATCGGTCGCGTTGAACCGGAAGCGGAGCGCGACATCTGACGGTGACGGCGCGTCGGCCTTCCCGACTCGGGTGTACTGGCGGGACAGTTCCCGTCCGAGGTCGATCGCTGACGTCTCGCCGGATGCGACGAACGATTCGAGGAGGACGTCCTGAAGGTCCTCTGCGGCGTCTGTGAGGGCTGTGAGGACTGTCCGGGCGTATCCGGCGGTGTCAGCCGTCTCGACGGCGTTCAGGAGGCTCTCAGGCGGAATCAGGTCGTAGGCGGCACGGATCGCGTCGGCGATCGCTTCTTCCTGCCGGGACAGCGTGTCCGACCCGGCGTCCCGGAACTGAGGGCGTCCAGCGCTCCGCGCCTTCGACAGCGGGATGCGGCCTCGGCCTCGGATCGGGTCGACCCGGTGGCGGACAGCCCGGATCGAGCCGGGCATAGGTCAGACTTCCTCGGCCTCGCCGACGGGGAGACCGGCGACGCCCCGCAGGTACCCTTCGAGGCTCTCGTCGGGGAACAGCGGAGCGCCAGCCTGAGCGAGCGAAGTGATGAAGGAGCCGAGCGCGCCCAGATCGACGGACTTCGGAGTCGACCATGTCAACGACGGCGACAGCGCCTCGTCGACACCGTTGAGACGCATCAGGCGCGGGATGCCGTGCTGGTTGAACACCTCGGCGATCTCGGACAGGTAGGCGTCGAGGGAGCGGACGAACAGGTCGACCTTCGACACGGAGAGCGCTTGCGAGCCGACGTTCTCGTGACCGAGGAGGAGGAAGTCAGCGAGCACGGTCATCGCGATGCGCTGGTCGTACCGTCCGACGATCGCGTCGGTGTCGAACTGGCGGCGTCCGCCGGTCGACAGGAGTTTCAGGTCGTACGCGAGGTTGCCGGTCTCCGGGTCGTAGGCGAGCGGGAACACGATGCCTTCCTGCTCGTCACGCTTGACGTTGCGGACGATCTGCTTGATCGCGTCGAGCGCGGCACGCTCCTCGGCGGTCGCGGCGTTCGACAGGAGTTGCGGCGGGACGAGCGCGACAGGGAGACCGGCGAGGTCACGCTCGATGCCGATCGCTTCGATCTCTTGGATGCGGCGCTTGTAGTACCACGGGATGAAGGCGTTGCGGAGGATGGAGCGGCCTTGCGGGTTGTTCAGTTTCGAGGTGGTGCGGAACAGGAGCGCCTTCTCGATCGGCAGGTAGACGACGCCCTTCTTCCGTGAGTTCGGGTCGTTCTGGTATGCGCCTCTGATGCCGCCGTTGTCGTCGAGGTTCCAGCGGTCGATGGTCTCCTGTGAACGGGTCGGGAGTTTGCGCCAGCCGATCCGTCCGTCGCTGTACTTCGAGCGGGTGCGCGGGTCTTTCGTGAACCCCTGCCGACGCTTGTAGACGATCTCGTGATACGAATATCCGTAGACGAGGAAGCCGAGGATCGCGGCGAGCGTGTCCGCCCACGACGTACTCATGTCCGTCAGGCACGACGAGACGAACTCGGCCTCGGCGACAGCGCGCTCATCGGCGTCGTCGGCGGGTTCCACCGACCAGTCGACCGCGCGGATCAGCATCTCGATTGCGTGGAGCATCGCGCCGACTACGGGATCGTTGTCAGCCATCTCCCGGTAGTTGGCGTAAGCCTGCTTACCTCGGAGTTGCCGGAGGAAGTCCTGCTGAATCTCGCCGCCGAACTGGTGGAGACCGGACGAGCCGATCTCCATGAAGTCAGTTGAGGTTGGGCGAGCCTTGCTCAGCGGGTCAGTCGGCACGGTGTCCACAAGCCGACAGGGTAGCGCATCGGTGCCGCCGGTGAACGTCGGTCAGTACGGACCGTCACAACACGAGTCGCGTGCTCCGCATCGCGTACAGCGGTAGTGGGCGTGCTCCGGGCGCATCGGTCCGCCGCACCAGCCGCAAACCGTCGACAGGTCACAGGTCGGCGGCGGTGTCGCGTTCACCGTCTCAGGATGCCACACAGCCCGTCCCGGGGAGCCATGACTCTCCTGCCGGGACGGGCCTGCTGTGTGTCAACCGTCAGCGTATCAGTCGATCGTCGGGACGCGCACCACCCGACCGGCATCCGTGAAACACAGGATCACCTCGGGCATCAGCGCGACGTATTTCTCGACGCGGGTCCGGTTGTCGGCGGCGCGCCGGTGAAACTGAAGGGTTGCTCCGCCGCGTCCGAGCATCAGGTTCAGATGGTCGATTCGCCATGCCCAGCGTCGAGGTGCCGGGTACAGGTGGATGTCGCTGTCGCGGTTGTCGCGGATCAGGGCGTCGAGTTCGTCGACGGTGATGTCGTCGGCGCGGTCGGCGGCGTCGGCGTAGGTGGTCGGCGCGTAGAACATCGCGGTCACGCGACACCCGCCAGAATGATCTCCGCGGCGCTCTCCGCCGAGGTCAGCGCCTCGACGATCGCTTCGGTCGCGCGGGCCATCGCCCGTTCGACTTGCCGTCTAACCCATCTGCTCATCGTGGTCTCCCTTCTCTCTCCCACGAGCACGATCTTACGCCGTCCCAACCGATAGCGCAACCGCTAACCGGAATATTTCCGAATAGGTGTTGACGTTGGGATCGGACTCCGGTAAGGTTCTCCTCGTGGGAGAAACAACGAACCGGAAGGAGAACCCCATGACCACCAACACCAGCACCAGCCAACTCGACGAAGTCACGATCGCTTTCGATCGGCAGGAGTACGAGCCTTGCCAAGCAGGAACGATCGGATGCTGTGTCGATCACGACCCGCACAAGGACGCGCCTTGCGAGGCGTGGTGAACCCCATGACCACGGTCATCAGCCGCCGCTACACGCCCGCCGGACTCTCCGCCGTCCGCGGCAAAGTCAACGCCCTGCTCCGCAAGGCGCACAAGAAAGGCTGGAACGCCGACATCACGATCGAGGCGGGCGAGCCGTTCCTCCACACGATCGCCGACGAGGTCAGCGGCAAGGTCACCGTCTACTACGTCGACGCGACGATCACGTTCACCGGACACTTCGCGTTCGAGGGTGACTGGGCGCTCGTCGCCGTCGCCGACGCTCGCGCCACCGACGAGCCGCTGATCTTCCTCCTCGACGAGGAGTTCGAGATGGGCGACGTCGACCTGAAGCGTTGCGATCATTGCGGACGTCGCGCCGCCCGGAAGCGCGCCTACTTCATCCGGTCCGCCGCGGGCGAGGTCAAGCAGGTCGGCGGGTCGTGCGCTCACGAGTTCCTCGGCGTGAACCTGTTCTCCGCCATCAGCCTCCACGAGGCGGTCGAGGTGGACCCTGACGAGGAGTTCTCGACGAACTACCGCACCGAGTTCGACACGGGCATTGTCCTCGACGCCGCGATCCGCGCCTACACCGCGTTCGGTTATGCGAAGCGTGACGCCGAGCACGCGCTCCCCACGAAGGAGATCGTGACCGCGATGCTGACCGGCTGGTTCTGGCACCACGAGAAGTTCGCCGAGTACCGGACCGCGCTCGCCAACTCCGCTGAGCCGCGCATCACCCGCGAGGAACTGCGCGAGTGGATGCTCGAACAGACCGGGTCGTTCGGTCACAACCTCGCGGTCATCGCCCGCTCCGAGAACATCAAGAAGGACGCGCTCGGCATCGCCGCTTACGCGCCCGCCGGGTTCGACGACTGGCGCGGCAAGATGGCCGAAGCCGCGAAGCGTCGCGAGGAGGAGGAGGCGCGCCGCGCCAACGCCGAGTCGGTCCCCGTCGGCAGGGTCACGGTCGAGGGAACGGTCCAGACGATCCGGTTCTTCGAGAACGACTACGGGTGCGGGTACAAGATGCGGGTCGTGACCGACACCGGTTGGGCGGTGTGGGGAACGGTCCCCCGCGGCCTGAGCGGTGTGGAGGTCGACGACCGGGTCCGGTTCGACGCCGAGATCATGCCCTCCGAGGACGACCGGTCGTTCGGATTCTTCAAGCGTCCCACGAAGGCGGAGTTTGCCTCGTGAAGGTCGAGGCGATGATGGTGCTCCCCGGGGACCGCGTCATGCTGTCCACCGGGGACGCTGACACACTCCGCCCGGTGATCGTGCGTGACGTTGTGTCAACCCGGGACGGTTGGGCGACGCTGACCGGCGACGACGACCTCGACGGGACC